GCGTGCGCACAGCCACGAGATTACCATCGACTTCCCGATCCCCTATTACCAGCAAGTATGGTACACGTTGTAGTGTATGTTCGCGAATTTTAAAGCTTATCTTCTCATTTCTCAAGTCTGATTTCGCTCTAAGCCCACGTTGCAGCAAGGTTTTGGTCACTTCTTCCACATATTCAGACTGGCGATCGGTAATATTCAGCACTGCAACATGCTGCGGCGAGAGCCAGGTTGGGAAAAAGCCGGCATGTTCTTCGATCAAAATACCGATAAAACGCTCCAGCGAACCAAGAATAGCGCGATGCAGCATCACTGGTACCTGCTTAGAACCATCCTCAGCGATAAACTGCGCTTCCAGACGGCCCGGCATCGAGAAATCAACCTGAATCGTGCCGCACTGCCACACTCGACCCAGGCAGTCTTTCAGTGAAAATTCGATCTTCGGCCCGTAAAATGCCCCTTCACCGGGTTGCAGATCCCAATCCAGTCCCTTGGTATTGAGTGCCTCTTCGAGCGCATGTTCTGCTTTATCCCATACCGCATCATCGCCAACCCGGTTTTCAGGGCGAGTCGAGAGCTTAATAATAATGTCGTTAAAGCCAAAATCTGCATAAACCTTGTAAAGCAGGTCAATAAAGGCTGAGACCTCGCTCTGAATCTGTGCTTCAGTGCAGAAGATATGCGCATCATCCTGCACAAAATTACGTAGACGCATCAAACCATGCAGCGTGCCCGACGGCTCATTACGCAGACAAGAGCCAAATTCAGCCATCCGCAACGGCAGGTCGCGGTAGCTCTTCAGGCCCTGATTATAAATCTGGACGTGACACGGGCAATTCATCGGCTTAATCGCATAGTCGCGGTTTTCCGAATGGGTGGTAAACATATCGTCACTGAATTTTTCCCAGTGACCAGACTTCACCCACAGCGACTTATCGACCACCTGTGGTGTACGCACCTCAGAATAATCATTCTGCTTCAGTACATTACGAATGTATTGCTCAACTTCACGATAGATTGTCCAGCCGTTGTCGTGCCAGAAAATCATCCCTGGTGCCTCTTCCTGGGTATGATACAAATCTAGCTTCTTAGCGATCTTGCGGTGGTCTCGCTTGCCGGCCTCTTCAAGGCGGTGCAGATAGGCCTTAAGCGCCTTTTTGTCTTTCCACGCCGTGCCGTAGATGCGCTGTAACATTTCATTGTTTGAATCGCCACGCCAATAGGCACCGGCCAACTTCATCAATTTAAAGTGCTTTAGCTTGCCGGTACTCGGCGCATGCGGGCCGCGGCAGAGATCGATAAAATCACCCTGCTGATAGAGCGATAGATCTTCATTAGCCGGAATCGCTTCAATCAACTCTGCTTTGTACGCTTCACCCAGGCCACGGAAAAACTCGATCGCCTCTTCACGCACCATCACACTACGGGTGATCGGCAAGTTTTGAGAGACAAGGTCGCTCATCTTCTTTTCAATCGCAGTTAGGTCTTCTGGCGTGAAGCTCTTTTCATAAGCAAAATCATAATAGAAGCCATCTTCAATCACCGGGCCAATCGTCACCTGTGCCGATGGAAATAGTGATTTCACCGCCTGTGCCAACAGATGAGCGGTCGAGTGACGGATGATTTCCAACCCCTCTTCATCACGCTCAGTAATGATCACAACACTGACATCTTTTTCGATCAGGAATGAGGCGTCAACCAATTCACCATCAACCTTGCCCGCCAGGGTTGCTTTGGCAAGCCCAGCACCGATCGATGCGGCCACATCCATCAGGGTGATTGCTTGGTCGTATTGGCGTTGACTACCGTCTGGAAGCGTTACTGTAGGCATTGGCGACTCTGTTCTATCGGGCTATATACAAAAAGGCACCGTATATCGCGTGATAAACAGTGCCGAGAAATCTGGTAGACGCGATTGGATTCGAACCAACGACCCCCACCATGTCAAAGTGGTGGTTGCTACGCTGTAAGGTTTTGTTTTCAAAAGAAAACAGCACCCTTTTCGACTCATACCGCGTTACTGATTCGGGCATTATATATCAAAGGGTTACAATTGGAAATAGGCCGCTGTCAAACCAGCTTTTAAGCTCTATACAGCCCTGCACCGCTCTATATATAGCACTCTTAAACTGCTGCGAGTATCTGGTTCGTAGCCAAGTACGCCCAATCCCGCTTCACCCTAGAAAATCAACCACTTACCTATTCCCGATTGTACTATTCGGCTCGCTGGTCGTCGCCTGTAACGCCTTGATTCTGTTGGGGCGCGGGTTGCTGAATAGTACAGTTTTGAGGTGTTCATGAGCACTATTTTACATCCTGTTATGAGGTACCACGGGGCCAAGTTCAGGCTTGCACCCTGGGTGATGTCATTTTTTCCAGAGCATTACACCTATGTTGAGCCGTTTGGTGGGGCAGCTGGCGTTCTGCTTCAAAAATCGCGATCGCTAAGTGAGGTCTACAACGACCTAGATGGCGATATCGTCAATGTCTTTCGTGTATTGCAGGACAGAGCCCTTGCTGATGAGTTAATCAACAAACTGCTAGTAACGCCATACGCCCGCGCCGAATTCAATATTAGCTACGAGCCAACTGAAGACATAGTGGAGCAGGCAAGGCGAACGCTGATTCGAGCACATCAAGGCTTTGGATCCGCAGGCGCAACCAAGCAGCGCACCGGCTTTAGGATTGATAGCGCGAGAAAATACGGCACAGCCGCCCACCTATGGGCCAAGTACCCCGCCCAAATTGCCGCTTTTGTCGATCGACTGCAGGCGGTAGTCATCGAAAACAAGGCAGCGGGCGAGATTATTGATAATCACGATCGCGAAGACACGCTTTTCTTTGTGGATCCGCCTTACGTGCAATCAACCAGAGTTACGCGATCGGGTGGCTACTATAACCATGAAATGTCAGATGACGACCACATTAAATTAATAGACCAATTGCTTCAGGTTTCCGGCTTTGTCGTCCTTTCTGGCTATGACAGTGAAATGTACAACGACATGTTGGCAGGCTGGGACAAGCGATCGACAACTGCGCGGATCAGCGCGGGACGAGGCGCAGGCATCCGCACCGAAAATATATGGCTGAACCCTGCTTGCAGCGCCCTGCAGCAGCAATCGCAAATGTTCATATAACCCACCATTCACCCCACTCAGGAGTAGTAACGATGACCAAAATAATAATCACAGGGTGCGGGGCACCGTCTGCAGCTGCTGCCCTTGCATCGTTACTGGCGCTTGAAGGCGAGTTCGCTGTAGTTGCCCAGCCGACTATAGAGCTTCGCCCGATAGAAGACGTCGATACGCGCCATCTCATCGAACCCAGAGACAAGCGCCCGTATTTTCGGCGATTTGAAAAGCGGAGGCGTTAAGCATGCCCACCAATCGCCAAGCCCTGCTACCACGCGATAAAAGCGGCAATCCCGTTGAAGCGTTCGGCGGCTTTCCTGGCTATGGCCACCTGTGCCGAGTCGCTGATAAGCGTACCCATAGGCTTGCACTTGAGTCCATTAGACCAGGCGGGAGTATCACACTAAAAGAGGCTTTAGCAGCTGCATACGTTCAAGGGCTGCTTGACGCTGTTATTTCAACAAACGAATAACCCCACCCGACCGGGGCCGAGGTCGGGAAATCAACGAGAGAGATAACACAATGCCAGATAACACAGAAGTAGCAGTCGCAGCAGTAAAAACAGCCCCAACCATCGGCCGCGTAGCTTGGTACCGACCGAGAGAGGATGAAAAGAAGCTTATCGCGAACGATGGCATTCAGCCTTGCGCGGCTTTGGTTGCTTACGTTCACGGCGAACGCATGGTTAATCTGTCCGTTCACGACATGTACGGCTATGCGCACTCAGTACGCTCTGTATCGTTCCATCACGGCGACGCAAGTGAATGCCCTCCTGGCTCATGCTGCTGGATGCCATATCAGCAAAAGTTGGCAGCAAAAGTCGCTGCTGAAGAAGCCGCATGCGAAGGCACCGAAGAAGCCGCTTAACCCACAACCACCAATAACTCCCGGTGGGCTCTGCCTGCCGGGTACAGGAGAAATACCGTGTCAGATTCATCTATCGAGAAAGAGATTCAAGAAAAAGGCTTAACAGCGCCACGTATTACGCCAGAGCGCATTCAGGAGATTATCAAGTCTGAGGCTTATCACGTATTCACAGAATCACAACTCACTGTCTGCTGTTTGACGCTTGAGAATGGTTTTACTGTTACCGGTGAAAGTGCCTGCGCAAGCCCTGAAAACTTCGACGCTGAAATTGGTCAGAAGATTGCCAAGGCAAACGCAGCCAATAAAATCTGGGCGCTAGAAGGCTATTTACTCAAGCAGCGCTTGCATGATGCGGCCTATGAGCAGGTAAATATTGCCCGCGTTTGCCATGAGGTGAACCGTGCCTACTGTGAATCGTTGGGTGATACGAGCCAGCCCGCATGGGAGTACGCCCCAGAATGGCAGCGTCAAAGCGCTATCTTAGGTGTTTCTTTTCATTTATCGAACCCTGACGCTGGCCCAGATAATTCCCATAATGAGTGGATGAAAGAAAAAGCGTCAAACGGCTGGACTTATGGCCCAGTCAAAAACGAGACCAAAAAAGAGCATCCATGCTTTGTTCCTTATGACGATCTACCGCAAGAACAGAAGGCAAAGGACTTTCTTTTTCGCGGTACCGTTCACGCAATGGCAGCCTAGCCCCCTACCCCGCCCCTCAGACCATCGAGGGGCTTAATTTAAATATGGGATTTCCCCATGTTTAACTCACTGGAGAATGACAATGGCAAAACGTAAAACCAAAGCACAGCGCGAAACAGAACAGAAAGCGGCACTACGTCAGCGCGTGGCTGATATTGCTACCGGTGCGGCTGGGTATGAGTTTGACTGTCAGGGTGAGTTTTCAACGGCTGAGATGCTGTCTCGATTTATTCCGGCGCTAAAGGTGCAGTTTGACGAAGAAGGTAGGTCACATCTTTGGAATGCTGGAAATCTCAACAACTACGAAAACATCGATAGTACAGCTGATTTTCTGTGGGAATACGGGGTTAGGGCATGACCCCACGCCTCCTACACTTGCATTTAACTTTCAAGTATTTCGATGAAATCAAGGCTGAAACAAAGCCCGAGGAGTACCGTGATTATGAAAAATGGCGGGAAAAGATCGAGGGCAAGGAATTTGACGGTATCAGGCTTTACCGCGGTTACGAGAAAGCAGGCCCAGATACGGTGATGGATAAACCGTGGCGCGGGTATACGGTCAAGACCATCACTCACCCGCATTTTAAAAATGTGCCTAAGAAGGTTTTTGTGATTCCGGTACTAGATGTTCCGACACAAGGAACCCGCCATGTCGAAAACTAACAACAAGTGCGGCTCCTGCGCCCTCTGGCGCGTGGCGCTCTACCATCCGGTAGGCCATTGCCACCTAAACGGCGTGAAGGTTACTATGGGCGCTCACAAAAAAGCGTGTGGGGGATATGATGACGGATCTCAATCAAATATGGGTGTGCACGGATTGCCAGTACACCACGCCAAAAAACGAGGAAAAGTGCAGCCAATGCGGCGGCGTCATGGAAGAGTTGGGGGACGAAGGTTGCGACCTGGTACCGCCTAGTATTGTTTTGCCGCTTCAATCAACCACGCGTCACTAGCCCTTCTTAATAGCACTACCACCAAACACACGAACAGCCCAATAGGCATACTGTGCACGCAACCAAGGCATGCCATCGGCTCGACAAATTCGCTTCATGATTTTATCCGCTGGCTTGCGCCACTTCTTATCCAGATGCCCGTTACGAATCAGCTGATACAAAGCATCATGAACGAGTGATCCGCGCATGAAATCCTCGGTGTCGATCGCAGGCCCACTTGGCCCATCCCACGAATACCCATCAGAGATATACAGACTCCCACCGCGGTCAATGTGCATGTAATCGGTAATAATCCGACCGGGTAGCTTCATGCCGGTGTCTTCCACATGCGGCACGGTCAATTTATATGGCCACTTGCCGCCCTGCTTTGTGTAGTGGATTTTTATCATGGATATGGCCTCCCAAGCACCTTTTCATCAATAATGCTTTCAGTTCGCGATACTCGAGTTTCTAAAGAATCAATACGATTACCATCCACACGTTGAGACGTTGCCACCTCAAAAAGACTAGCCTTAATATCTTCGATTGAGGTAGCCACCCACAGAATCGATGTCAGTATTAACGCAGTAAGAATGTTGTTAATTTTGATTCCGTTCTCAGCCGGTCTATCTTTGACTTCTTGTGGTTCAGGCATGCTCTTTCCTTTTTCGGGCAACAAGAAACTCGCTCATGGCGGGTTCGAAAATTTTAATTACTGTATCTTATAGCTACCTGAGACGATCATCTCGCCTGACGCGCCCATCTCAGTGTGCGTGAGTGGTGTCGCCCCTGTAGTGACGTCAGATACTTCGATGTTAATCTGCGAGCTAAGCGGGTTGATATACCCTGAGAGCGAGTGCCCCGCAGAAATCGCCATATTGCGCGGCCTCGCAACCGTCACTGCTTGGCGTACAGTACTTCTACTTGGATGCGGGAGACCCGTGAGGATTATCGGGTCTATTGTCTCGCCGCCGAGAGATGTCATACCTAAATCAATAGTGAAGTGAGCCATTCGCCCATCCCGCACATATGTGGCACCGTATCCAAACGTAGCTGCGCTCCCCGCAAGCCCCACAGTGAGACCATCATCTTCATACCCGGGGTATTTATTACCTGGTGTGTATTCAGCAAGAAACCAACGCGCGTTATCATAGTTAACAAACACACCGACACTTCCGGGCGTTACGTTTAGATTCTTGCTATTCGGTAGTATTAGATCAGTCGCATGGTGCGACAACACAGGCGATCCCGTGAATCGAACTTTTATTGACGTCCCAATACCTGCGTGACCTAGAGAGTCAATCGTCGCCGATCCGGTCACGTTTACAAGATTGCCATCGACACCTAAAAATATTGACGTTGCAGAGGCAATATCCTCGCCTCGATCTAGATATAGAGTGCCAGTTACCCCCAAAGAAGCGTTTGCCACCACAACACCGTTAAAGACCGCCATTGAACCAACAAGCAGTGTGCTCGTTGTGGACACGGGGATGTCAAAATCACCAGTACCCGCCCCAGCAAATCCAGCAGCCTCCACCGCTGATGCCGCTGCTGCTATCTTGGATGCCTCCGCCTCCACTGCCGAAGCAGCTGAGTCAACATAAAGTTTGATATTGCCACTGACATCAAAGCCGAATATTGTCGATGCTCGCTCTGCTGCTACTGGGATAATCAGTGAATAATCATCAGGGTCATCGGTTGACGATATCTTTATTGATCGATCGATCTCATTCTGTTGCTGTTGAGCAATCAGTGCCAATCGATCCATTGCTTTCTCTTGTGTCTCAGGAAAAGACGACCCCTGATTTTTAAGGTCGGCTTTCTGAGTAATCTTGAGAACGGGCCGGATAGATAAGCCTTGCCCCGTTGCAAGATTGCCAGCCGTTAGAATAACCGAACCACCGTTACGATTACCGATGCCAGTTACACTGAAATCAATGCCAACAGTGAGTTTTGTTTCGACGCCAGTAGCAACATTGGACTGCACCACATACAAGTCAGCCTCTTCAATGACGGATGTTGCAAACCCCCACGGGTATGTATCTGTAGAGTCATCACCAAGGTAACGCAGTGGTTTTATAAAACTAGCAACTGTCATGATGATTCTCTACGCTGGAATTTTAACCAAGCGTAGAGATTTGACCGCTACCGAGTTAGTGCCACCGCTATTCTGCCTCTGGCCCAGTAAGCACCCTGACTGGATTTTCTGTATCACCTTCGCTGATGGCTAAAATGCCATTTGCAGTACGCTGAGTCTGACTGGCTGGATAGTGAAATAAGATCCCGCCGACTTTGTTTAAGGTTTGAACCAGTGACTGATCGACTTCACCTTGAGCGGCTTGCTTGTACAGCTTTCCAAGTTCGGCAATGAACGCGCTACCTGAAGGGCCGTCATAATCAAAACCTGAAACAAGACCACCAAGCTCACGAAATCCAACGAGCACACCGAGCGCATAGCCTACCTGATCCTTGGCGGCATTCTCTGCAATACATTCAAGATCACCATCGCACTCATTGCGAATCAGCTCATACATCATGGTCGCCAACAAAGCAGGAACCGTGTACAGCATGAGCATATCTGAGGCCAAGCGACCAACAGACAACGGGTCTTTGAATCTGGCCTTATCAATACTTTCAGCCGTTCGGTTATAGGTCACATTGAAATAGCTGTAGAAGTTCGTCCAAAGTCTTAGCCATTGGTTACCACGCTGAATACGTGCAAGGTCTTTAATCTGACCGCCACCTTGAGAATCAATGACGGCTTGATCGGCTAATGCAATCGCTCGTTTCTCATCATTGCCTTCGTGTATTGCTTTTTCATAACCACCAAGCCACGTCGGAATATCAGCGATCAACTGCGCTTTAACGATGAACCAAAAGTAAGTTTCTTCTACCGCAGTGATTGCCCTGCTTTTCTTGAGTCGATTTCTAATCTCACTGATTTCACGCTGCATCGTTTTACCACGAAGGCGCATGAAGTCAGACTGATCGTATATCCGTTGCGCGGTGTTCTCCATGCCAGCGGTATCAGTCAGCCAGCGCGATATGCCCTTGGCAACCCACTTGCCACCAATACGCGTGACCGATTGCGATAGACCAATTGGCTGGAGCATGGCAGTCGTCACCGACCACCCCATATAGGCAATAGTTGCACCGGTACGAAGCCAGCCAACACCACTTTCAACCATGTCTTGAGCCGGAATATTACCAGCGGCTACGTCACTAATGGCATCACGAAGCAACGCGTGAACCTCATGACCATGATTCTCAATCACCGACTTCTGAAATCGGTGGTTACCCATCACCCGGTGCGTATCAACCAGGTACTCATGAAAAGCGAGATCATGAATCACTTGCTCTACGTGCTCAGTGATAACACCAAAATCAAGCCGGACGGGCATTTTAACGCCCCGCACACGCTCCTTGGTGTGACCTCTTCGCGTAGACGCCTTGCTGTATAGCCCCTTCAATGATTGATCGGCAGCCTCTTTTGCGCGATCTGCATAAGCACGAGGACTCTGCTTTTCATCATACTTCAGTGGAAAGTAACCACCTTTCAACTCTCCAAATCGAGTGATAACCGGCACGGCCTCAACTTTCTTCGGCGTTACACCGGTCAGGCGTCGCTCTTTTTCAGCGATCTGTGGCCAGTATTCATTGATGTAATCCCACATGCCTTGAACAAAATCGAAATCTCTTTTATCCAGGGTCTTGAGAATGGCGTCAACTTGCTCAGGACTCCAGCCGTAACCATCCATAATGCGATCGCGATTGTCTTGATTACCCCAATTAAGCGCGACCATCAAACGCCCCATCTTGGAAAGACTTCGATCAATCTCGGGAATATATTTCTTCTGGTACAACTCGGAAGTGATGGCGCCACCCGATAATGTACCCACAACTTTCTTCATTTCATCAGCCTTGCTTTCAAGCGGATCAAACAATTCAATCAGGCGCTTTGTCGCCTTCTCTCGCTCGACGGCTTCAAAGTCACCGGACTCATTCAACGGACGCATGAACAATTCCCAGAGGGGGCCACCATCTTTGTGACCATCCATCTGGCGAATAACAGACCCCATCTTTCGATGTGATGCCAGGAAGCCGCGAACAAATTGACCGGCTTCGCTTTCGGGAAGGCGGGTTTCAATATCAATAACCTTTTTCCCGCGTGAATGCTCCTCGATGGTTTCAACTGCCTCATTAATCCGAGCGTTCATTTCTCGTGCGTCAGCTGATCGCATCATTTTATTCTTGAGCCTGCCAAGGTGCTCAATGTTTTTAATGCTGTCATTCAGGCCACGAAGCGCTTCAAGGGGAATATCTTTGTAATGACGTTTCTGTATGTCGCCAAGCAGCCGATCATCAATAACGGGTTCTAATCCCTGTTCGGATTGCTCATCGATCCATTGTTGTAATTTCTTACGCTTATCGATGCTTTTCAGGCTAACTGCTTTGCGAAGATCGAATTTCTCAAGAATTGAATCAATCTGATCCAAGTAATCAGGATCAACCTTCTTTCTCACATTGGCGCTATTGAATTTATTCAGGTAGCGAACTGTTTTATCAATCTCGTTTTTGCTTTCCTTTGCCGCGCGGTAGAAATGAGCATTAAGCACCTGTGCTCGCTTGTGCTGTGCCGCCGCTTCCATGTCACCCGACTGTAGCGACTTCCACGCGTTACGCCCTGCACGGGCTTCAGCGGAAGAGTATTGAGCCGGTTTAATGTCTCGCACACGTTTACGCGCAAGAGATTCTTCAGCGTGCGCCTTGGCAGCCTTAGCCAATACATTCACACCACCAACACGCTTGTTAAGTGCTTTCAATTCGGAATGAACAAATCGCAAACGGGTTTCATTATGAATCGCTTCGTTGGCCGCTTTATCAATCGCCTTTTCAGTTTCAATATCACCATAGCGCTCAATCATTCGCTGATTAGTTAGATCCTCAATCACTTCTTTTGGTGGTGCCACGTCAATCAGGCGACGCACCATTTCATCACCAGAGGTAAAGCCAAACCGTTCAGCCACTAAATCAGGGTGAACGCCCTCTTTTTTTGCCACCATGCCGGACTTACCAAAACCAAGTGGGCGCCAGTCTACAAATTCATCCGGCCCAGATACTTTTTGATGGTCAACCTGTACGGAATAAACAGTATTGCCCGCTAGTTCAGCGCCCAACTTATCTACCAGCTTATTAGCACTGTAGTCAGCATCGATGTATCCATACTGAGAAAGCGCCTCTGCCATTGCCTCAAATGACAGGCCGGTACTATGAAATACACGCTTACCAAAAATAGGCTGATTGCCACCACTGCTACCAGCACGACCACGCCAGTTAGCCGGATCAATGCCCTGTGCTTCTGCTTCAATGCCATCTAGGCCGCCAAGCTTAGAGATGGCAATGCTGAGACTATCGATCTCTGGATCAACCGCGGTACCAGACCTGGTCGCCTCATACATTGCAGCCAGCGCAACAGCATCGAGCTTCACAGGCGTCAGCCCTTCAGGCAGCTCTCGACCATTCGGCAGCTCTCCTTTTTTCAGGAAATGACGCGTCTGGTAGATTTGACGATCCAACACTTCAGCAGCTACTTCAGCTTCGAGGGCTTTGCGCTTCTCGCGCGTATCGCGTTGCAGCTTTCTCAGCGCCTTACTTTTGGCGTTCTGCGACCATTTAAGGTTTTTCAATGATCGAGTCTGCAGCTCACTCAATGCGTCTTCAGTGGCTTGGCTTGCCGTGTTCTGGTAATCGCTCCACTCATCGGGTGACATGCCGGCTTCTTCAGCACTGGCGAAGAGTGGCTTGTATTCAGCAGCAACCTCGGCTGATTTGATTTGCTCCTCAGTTGCCAACATCCGATCAAAGACCTGCTTCACTTCTTTCGTTGGTGTTGCATTAAGGCTTGTCAGTCTGCGATAGATATTCACTAACCATGACCGGAAGCGCTGGAAAACCCCTTGGAGCTCTACGCTTGGTGCTTTGCCCTCAAACAGATAAGCCTCAAACCCGCGCGCAAATTGTTCATGCTGCTCAGTGCCGACCTGATCCCAGCTTTCAACGCCCATCCAATCAAGAAGCGTGACCATATCCTGCTTAATCTCAGCCGGTGCATTTTCTTGACGGGCTAAATCAGCAGTCACCTCAAGGAAAAAGTGACCAGACTCATGCAGTATCGTTGAAAGATCAGCGTTCTCGAACAAGCTGATGACGCTTGGCCCGCCGTTATTTGGGAATTGGATTGAGCCGCGATTTTTCTGAAATAGCTCTTGCCCCTGCATAACTGAATCACGCATTTTGTCGGTGATCTCAATTGCATGGACTGGCTTGGGATAACTATCCCTCAAAACACTACGTATTTCATTTTCTGGCGTTTCGGGATATGCCGCCATCATCCCCTTAACCGCATCTTCATAAGGAATTTTATTTTCAGAAAAATTGATTGCTGCATAGAAGAGGGCGCTATCGCTATTAGTGCTCTTAGTGGGGGCATCTATATTCGTTACCCCAACCTTCGCACCCCATTTCTTCACGTACTTATTCACGGCAGACGGCAACATCTTGTCATAGAAGGCTTTCATACCTTCGCCGCCGACTTTTAGGCTGTCACCCTCCATCAAAACATTACCGGCTTTGGTGAACTGCTCTTTGGCAAGCCTTGCCGCTTCCTTGCCGATTAAATCATCAAGTTCGTCAAGTGTTTTAAGTGATCGTTCTACTACCGGCGCACCGTCTTTATAGGCGGAAAAACTATAAGTAGGAACCTTTTGCTTGAACGGCATAGGCCTAACCTCGATAGAATCAACCTGCTTACTCAGATCATACCGCTCTGCCTGCTGCTCACCTGTCGTCCACGCAATTCGATCAAAGCCATTTTCAGCCGCGTGACGAATCATGCGCTTCATTGTGAGAAGCGGCCATGATGTTTTGAATGGGGCATCAGGGACTTTATTTTCATTTCTGATGTTAATGCCACTGGCTCTTTCTGCATCGATATCAGTTAGCCATTTAGCAAAATATTCTCTTGCTTCCGCCTCGCCTGCTACAGTGCCTTTACCAACAGCCCTTTGCTTCCCATGAAAGTCTTCAGTAATCCATTGTGTATCGCTTTGGCTGATATTAAATTCATCTTCTTTGTACACGTGATGACGTACAATATCTGACGTTTTCCCATACCCATCCTGCCGCCCCCGCTGATGCCAATCACTCTGTACCTCTTCAACAAACAAAACACGATTGCCTTCCGAGTCAGTGCGCTCGTTGAATCGGACGTGGGCAAGGATATTTGGCTCGTCGTAGTGCCCTGACTTATACGTGGCGTCGGCCGTCGTATTTAAGCGCCTAGCGCTATCATCGGCCTCCTCTCGGGTGCTTCGATGATGCAGTACGGTATTACCTGCACTATCAACAACGTTGTATTTGATCTCTTCAGGCTGGCCGGGGCGAGTCACATCAACGGCCTCAACATGGTGTTCATCGCTTGTCGTTTCCGTTTCTGGCAGCGTCAACAACAACTCGCGGTAATTCTCACCGCCTGGTAGCTGGTAAGTATTAAACTTTGTGTCGCCACCTGTTTCATGATCAATTTCTGCGTCTCTGCGGGCACCCTCAATTTCATCGTGAATATCGTGCATGAAGTTAGGGTCAAACTGAGGATCATTTTTATTGAAATCATGAGAGTTCAAAATTCCCCAGGCATTCTCATTGTAGGGGTCATTAATCAGAGCATATAAAGCATTCTCAGCTCCATTATGATCGAACCCCTCCGCTTCAGCCTTAAGAGTGTAATTTTGAATGAAATCCCTTCTCTGCTTCTCAAGTGTTTTGAGACTTTCATAATTACGACCGCCTTTTTTAACCTCATCAACCTGAACGCCGCCTTGACGAACAAAATCAAGAATCTCTTGCTTGGTGACTTTCTCTTTTCCAGCTAGATATTCATCCAGCCCAAGCCATTCGATTTCTTCTTTTTTAACGCCAGCAGTTTTTTTAATCTGTGCGAGTAATTGTTGTGCGGAACCTTTTTCCTGCTTCAGATTGTCAGTTGCACGTTCCAGCCCTGAATAGAATGTTTCGGCCTTATCTGGCTCTGATTGAAAAAGAGATTTTCCACCATCAACATCAGTAACGCCCTCTCCCTGAAACCTCAAGCCATACTTTTCATAAACCTCGTGCGGCAGAATGCCCAACTTCTCCGCAGTGGTTACAGCAAAGGCCTGATGCAATGCAGCGTACTGACCTGCAGTATCCTCATTGAATCGGCCTGTACCCGCAATGCCCTGCTTGACCTGCTCAAATACTCGATTGGCTGAATCCTGATGCACGGAATCACCAGCCCTCTCACGCATGATCTGCTCTGCTTCAGCCGCGAACTGATCTGACTGATTGGTTTGCCACTCCTGCGCCTCGCTGGCAGTCATGCGGTCAGCACCAATGCGAATATCATTACGAAGCGCTTGATGGTACTCAGAAAGATAAGTCAGATATTCTTCTTGAGGGATCGCAATTGACCCGCCATTATCAAATGCATCAAGGATATCTTGCGCCGTCTCAGGCATGTTCTGCCCGATGATGTCGAAGGCTTCAGGGTGTGACTGGAAGAACTTACGCGCATCAGATGAGTCAATATAAAACGGCTCTGCATCTTCACCGATGGCTTCTTTCACGAACGCTTTGTACGCCTCTGGATCGCGCTTACGAAGTTCGGTTTCTTCATTTGTCTCAATGATGCCGTCAAGCTGCTCGATGGACTCTTCAGCCTCGATAGAGCGGCCACCGTCACCGATTACTTTCTTTGCGGCAATGTGTAGTGAGCTGGTAATACCCGCCTGAGTAATGGTCGATATCAGTGTTTGATAGGCCGCATCAGGTCGCTCTTCAAAATAATCACCCCAAGTCTTGTCGGGGTTCGCAATGGCGGTATCAATAGCATCTTGAACCAGTGTCGCAACCTGCTCATTTGGAATTTCACGTGCGAGTAATCCAGTCAAAAATTCACCAAAGCCAATCTTGCCGAACTTCTTAACGAGGAAGCTCATTGGCATTATTTCAGTAATCACCTCGGTTGCGCCCTCGCCCATGGCACCCATCAGCGCTTCATACTCATTGGCACCACGAGCACGATACTTGCCGTATGCTTCCGCTTCTGTCTGGATCCCCATTGATGCAAGTGACGGCACTGGATTCCGCGTGGCAATCGAAACCGCTAAGCCTGGTGCTTGCCTGATAAAACTCGACGCACCACCGTATACACCAGAAGCGGTACCGGATTTAAATCTGGGTGTGGTTATTAGCCGCTGAACTTCCGCACGCTCAATCTTCTGCAGCGATTCTTTTCTGAGATTATCCGAGCCAATCAGGTCAGCCCACTGCAAGTACATACCCTGCCGTGCAAGCTCTAATCCAATCGGGAGCGACTTAGCAAGCCCTTCAGTCACGGAAAAGAACCCAGGCTTCGGGCCTTGAATCGCTCTCATCTCTGAGATTCTGCCTTCAAGCTTTCCAAGTGCTGGAATGTCATCGCTGGCTAAGTCAGCAAAGTGCTGATCCTGCATGCTGGATGATAGGCCCGGACTTCGAGAAAGGATTTCATTGTAATCATTAAGTGTCGATCGACGCTCAACATCATCCATATTCCGCTCAACAACTTCAGCGGGTATGCCTGTTTTTTTGGATAGCTGGTCGGCTTTAGCGACTGTATCGGGCTGCTTGCCCAGCGCACCGATTAGATTGTGACGCCCGTTTTGCTGGTTCTCCTCATCCATTTCAATGAGCATTTTGTCATACTCATTACCAGCGGGTGCCTTCTGTATTAGGCCGTCGTACTCATTCTCTTGACTCATATAAATTGTGTTTGAGGCCATAATAATAAGCGACATTTTCGTCTGTCACCGCGCGATTATGACGCTTCAAAGCTTCCTCGATTCTGGTTCGTTCGTCGTCTGGTATTTCTACCTCGAACGTGGCCTGATCATTAGTGCCAACCACTTCATAGAATCGTTTATCTGGGCTGATAAAAAAGCCGTCAATCTCACCTTTGATCATCATTTTATCAATGACTTTCTGGCGCTCGTCAAAATTGAGGTCGCGCTTTAGGTGTTTTTTTTCTGAATTAATCGCCTGATAAATAACCTGATTGAACCTGCCTTTTTTCTCTCGATCATTGGCTCTAAAGTCGAGTTGGTTATGCGCTGCGCTGATTTGCTGGTGCAGCGTGGCGACATCATTACTCGAGTCGTCACCGTTCGCAATCGACATCTGAAGCTTGATAAGCTCTTTGTATTCACTATCCGCAAGGTGCGCCCGGTTCATGAGCATACTGCCTTTAACGAACTTATCTGGCTCATTAACGGCCTGCTCACGAAGTGCTGTATAGCGTCCCCAATCGGTACGCGGTGCCTTACCTTTGGCTATGTTGGCTGAGTAAGATTTAAGCGCCACCCTCTCAGTCAGTTTCAATTCAGCCCAGTCACCAGGGGGAATTGAATCGACGGTACCAGACTTTTCAACTAGCTCACCCGCATTTTCAAAGACAACCTTTCGGGCTTCCTCTTCAGCGAGTTTCTTTCTTGAGTAAAACTGACTCACCCGCTCGACTGTTGCATCTCGAATGTCTGGATCTGATATCGCCCTTGCCTTTTCAAGCGCATCACCACGGTTTTCAGAACCAGAAACAATCTCATCGCTTTTTCTTTGAGACTCACCACGAAGGGAACCCGCTTCAACGGCCTTTTCAATCTTGGCTAAGTGCTGGCCAATGACCTCTTCACGGTTCAGCTCAAGATATTCTTTTGCCGACAGGTCTTTACCATTGGCAAGCATTCGCTCAATCACGCCAGCATGTGTACCACTCACCGCAAGACCAGCTCGCGCACTTACCTCGTCAGCCGGTAAACCGTTACGCGCTCCATGATCTCGAATGGTCGATACTTGTCGCGCAAGCTCCATATCAACCGTGTCAGGATCTTCATAACCTTCAATTGCGGCATTGATTGAATTCTTAAGGTAGGCCTGAGTCGTCATTTCATCGTGAGCTTGAATCTCACGCGCCACATGCGTCTGAATCTTTCGATCTAATGCAACACGCCGACCCGCCATTGATCGCCTGAATGCGTTCTTCTGACGATCATTCGATAAATCACGCTCAATCTCACCGGCACGATCATCAAAGTCTTTCAGTGTTGAATTCGGAAGGTCAAACGAGTCCTTTCCTTTTCGGTTGATCGCATCCATCTCAATCGATAACTGCGCTTCACTTAAGCGACCATCGGCCTCAACAAAGGCGACGTTATCCGCTCTTTGCGATTCAGCCTCAAGAACGCCAGCAACATTTGATAGACCGTTTCCAATGCCAGCACCAAAGGCATCAGGGTTGGCCCTTGCTGTCAGTCTCGCGCCGGGTAAGGCCTTTTTCTCAACAGACTGGCCACGCGTTCTTTTTACTGTTGGCATTAAGAATTTCTCCGACGATAGGTAGCCGCTGCATTGGCACCGCCGGTCAGTAATGTACCCGCAGCACCAGAGCGACCAGACGCGGAATCAATTTCACCCTGCATCCTGTCATTAGTAGCGCCGACCTTATAACCCCACGCCTCAAGCGCTGCATTGTTTCGAATGGTTAGCGCGTCCAACTCACCAAAATAAGCACTGTCCTGCTGAACCTGTAAAGCGCTACCGTCATCAAGTTCTACGCCTTCCGCCCCCATTGCCGCACGCTGTTGACCAATGAACTGACGAACATCGACGCGGTGGCGTGACTCACTAGACTTGCCCCGCTCAATCGCATCATCGGCCCTCATTTCACCAATCTTGGCGTTGAAGTTCATGAGCGCCTGGTTGTGCTTTCCGGCTTTATATTGGCCATAAGCGCTCATACCAGCCCCGGCGATCATTAGAGATGAAATACCCACGCTATCCTCCTAAATCCACTGATGGTGCAACCGATAAAATATTAAGCGGGAGAGGATCGTTTTGCCTGATCGCAAATGATCCCCCGCTGTTCCACGTGGATTTAATTGCCATCTGAAAACTGCCGGTGAATAGCGCAATTGGCTCACCCGGGTTTTCATTGGATCGAGTCCGCTTTTCTGTCAGCTTGTCAAAATTCTCACCGGCCCATATCCCTCTTGATGCCTCGACCTGAATAGTCAGCTCATTGGTACGTTTCAACAAGTGGACTAATGTTTCTTCTGCCGAGTCAATATCGAGTGTCTGGAAATCGCTTTGAATCGGTAGGCCGACGTGAATTATTCCATAAGTATTTGAAAGCGTTATCGCGCCAGAAGTCACAACTAGCGCATCGTCATCATGACCAACGGATTCAACATTGCCATCACCCAGCACCGACACCCGCTTACCTTCAAGATGGTCAAGCCCAGATAAGCCGTCAACCGCCCTCGCCCAATTCGAAATCGCTACCGACCTAAATAAAACGGGAACATCCTTACTGGCAACAACTGAAACGATGGTGGAGCTGGTGTAATCAGATATTTTACAGCGCAACACATCAACACCGATGACCGCGAGCGTTACCGGGTCAATAATATCGACTTTTAAATGAATGGCATTACCCACTTCACCCGCATCGAAGTAAGCCGCGCTAGATGTCAGAATAAGATTATCGTCATACTCCCAAGTCACGCCACCACTAAGTGTCATGGTGTGGCCTGTATCGGTATTCCTTCCGTCGTAAGTCAATCCGCAATCCACGAAGAAAGCATCAACGGCAATATCAGTCACATTGCGAGAGTGAAAGCGCTCGATGTATCGCTTTGTCTGACCGTCAATTACTCGCTTCACAATTGTGTATACGGCGTCTTCCCGACCTTCTGGAATGCTGATGACATTTTCATAGAGTCCATCGGTATCGTGACGGCTCCAGCCTTCAACCTCATGATTGCGAACATAGGTCAGGCCAAGCAGTACGCCATCGTCGCGAACAGCCCATACAACCGAGTGCGGTATTTGCTGGAAATCCCAATCAACAATTTCATTACTATCAACCAAGTGCGGTGAGAATATTGAAACCTCGCGCCCGGTATGCCCCTTGTCTCGCGCATACTCGATGTCCCTTACATGCGATCCTCTCGACTGAACAAACAAGGCAGTATTACCCACCACGATAGGCATCACCCGTGACGATCCGTTATAGCCCTGGGTTTCAGGATTACGCGCACTAGGTGTCAGCACTCCATCAGCATTCCCGCGCATGGCAACCTCTGCACCTGCGGTTAACACGATCAACCCACCAAGATCAATAACGTGGCGAACCTCGTTTACCTTTCTCCCTGCAAGAGTAAAAGTAACCGCATCATCATCTTGCAATGGTGTATGCGTGTTGAAGCTGCTGTATCGCCCGGTGCGGCTTGCGAATACCTTCTCAGGGTCATTATTAGTGTTTGCAAATACGCGTCGCTGTTGTGCGTAGGTGACTGTTGACGGATAGTCATCTACCGAGCTGAAATGATCATTAGAGTCTGATGCCTGGAAGCTCATGTCTGGCGCGATGTTGATGTCATTGAATGTAGTCCCGCCAGCAGTGCCAATGAATCCGTAAATGCCATTTTCTTCTTTGTACACATTGTATTCAGCAGCGCCAGCAACGGCCGACCAGCTTATGACGTTGGGGGTTGTTGAGGTTGGAGTGCCAGCGGTACACGATGCAACCGCAGATAAATCAGACTCATCATCGGTATCAGCATCGATTGCCGTAATCATGTAGTTGAATACTATCGATCCACCCACACCAGCAACAGCGCCTTGACCTGTTGGTGCTGCGATTGATGGCACGGTTGTCACGAGCACCAAAGACCATGTAGTGTGCCCCGTCCTTTGTAATTCATGCGGCGAGTATGACGGGTGAACAATGGTAACAACATCACCACTTTGCACGTAGTTAAGATCCTGCAGGTCAGCTTCTAAGTATGGCGTCGCGATCTCATACGGCACCCCGACTGATAACAGTTGCGCCCCATTTCGTATCACGCGCATATACAGATCGCCAAATTCAAGTGCGTAAGTTTGCTCATCATTGAAGATGAACTTCACCAGTCTTGCTCGCTTGCTCGAATCTTTCAGCTCACATATAAAAACAGATCCCGCGCGATTCGTAACACCACCAAAGCGCTGAACAAAGAAGTTACGGCAGGTCTTAAGACCGGTTGCATGCTTTACCTGATCAGATCGACCCCATAATGCAGGGCCAACCTCACCAGAAGAAAACGCCCGTTGAATCTTGGCGCTCAATACCTTGCCCTTATGAATTCAGACTCAGGGTCAGGATCGGCTTGTTGCTCGTTTGCACTGTGGGCAGCAGCCCTGCCAAGCTCAAGCATATACATAGACATTGCCTTTTCCGACATCCCTTTGATTCGACTTCTTGGCAATGAAATATCCGCCGTGATTCTCCAGGCTAATGCGCTATCAAAATCAGGCGTGAATAATGTGGTGTTTTCAACGCGTCGCGTGTACTTCAGGGTAGCAGGATTAATGTCTGTATAGATAAGCTGACCCGAATCATCACTGCCAATATCGTAAGGTATCGGGCTAATCATGTCGCTCTGTCTTGCAGACTGCGCGATCATATGAATTTTCAAGCAATCGCTTGGGCGACGGTACGAGTACGACCACCCAGAAACAGGGCTTTCCTCAACCAGCGCCAGTGTTTGATATGTCTTAGCGAACCCCCAAGGGAACTCTCTCAACACGAGGTCGCGCAGCGTGGCATAAACGAGATCACAAGCCGCCGCCTCTTCACTTTTTTCACCCAGGTCTTCAATAAAATTAGAAACACCCGCCCGACTCAGCGCCATATTGCAAATTTTTACATCTGATTCTGCCACTCACCTTCTCCGCTTTCGCCTTCTGTATGCGGGGTATATGCCCATGATAGAGGCGGCCCATGCTGTAACTAATCCCGCCACGCTACCCGCAAGCGCGACGGCACCAGATACAATTGCCGTTGTCGTATATCTACATGACACACCTCCAGAGCTTAGAACTAATCCACTCACCCGCTTAAAGGTCTTTTTTACAGCGATGCCGATCACACTTATAGTGCCAGCCACTTTCTTCTTTGTTAGCTTCGATAGGTAGCCAGATATCAAGCAGGCACCGATCAGCGCCTTCATTATTTTTTTATTAATGACGCCTGATGGTGTTGTTGACCCCGCTATAGATTGGGAAAATAAGACCGACCGCGAGAGTGAGCCGGAGCAGGTAATAGATCCTGATGGCGTTGAATAGTATGTTGTAGCCCCGCCAATATTATCCGTCCAGCCGTCAAGATCGGTGTCGGATAAGGTGCCGTCCGCCTTCCCCCAAAGACCTGGATAGCCAGTCGTATGCGGTGTGGTCGTATCGTTATAAGTTACTATCGAGGTTCCATCAACATATCCTGTAAGGACTGTTGTGGTAGAACCACTTACAGTTAATCTTAACGTGTGGTCTGAATTTATCGGCCATGACCCAACCCCTTGCCCTAACCATGCTAGATCTTTCAGTAAGATAGCAGTTGTATAATTACCACCAACGGGGTCAGATAAATAAAGTGCGTAACCGTCTGCAGATGCAGACATTCGCACAGATGCACCTTTTTCTATCCACCCACTCGCTGATACTTTGTGTACCACCTCCGATTCATGATCTGCAGGCTGACCGTTGTTATAATAACCACCATAACGCACCCATACAGCCGAAGCTCTCAGAACGTTATTTTGGATTTCAGCATTTGACACACCCATCGTGGCAGCCGAATCCCACGCCGAATCATGCGTATCAAGTGCCGTACCGTTGGTATCAGTGAAATTATCAATTGCCATTAAAAGCGCTCGAAAAAATCAACATCGCCATGCCCAAGAAAGCTCATGACTCGCTGGCGAATAGTGATTGCACTTGGTGCTCCATCGATTCCGGTCACGCCGACTGCTCGCACCCGTGATATCCGCCCCATCACGTTTGGGGCATCGAGATCAATAATGTCAGCCTTGCCAATCAGCCACGATTCAATTTCAGAATCAGGTGCATCTATTTGCACCACATAGTAATTACGCAGATAACCAGCGCCCTGAACATCAGGCAAAATGCCTTTCGCAGGGCCGGGGAACGTGCCGGAATACATAGGACGCGGATCAGGGCGCTCCGGTGTTAATGGTGCGAAGGGTATTATGAAGTGGCGCACAATCTGTAATATTTATGCTATGACCCACTCGGAACAGTCAATTCATAAGTAAACTCAATCGCATCACCATTCACGACATTTATCGCTGCGAATAACGAACGATCAAGCATGGTGCCAACGCTAGACGCTGAGAATATTCCGTGTTCTGTAATGGCTCGTGTGGCGGTGTAGTTGACAGTGCCAACGGTGCGGTAGATGTTTGCACTGGCACCTTCAAGCTGTGTGCCAGTTGCCCTTGTTTCAACTTCAGTGACAAGTGCAGTCTGTGCAGCGGATTCAGCAGTAACGCCCGTGCCTGATCCGTGATATCTAAATGTTTCAACTTCAGTAATGTTCTGAAAGGCATCGACAATGAAGGCAACACCGGCATCAGTCACAACCTTCGTGCAGACAAGGCCGAGATTTTCACGTGACCCATCCGGTTTAATGCGCGTAACAAACAATCTGCCGGTTGGCGTAATGTCACCAGCATTGAAGAAGCCGCCAACTGCAGCCGCCAGCACCCGACAATCAAGCATGAATTCAAGAAATAAACGCTTTAAGAAAAGAATCATTCGGTTCTACCTCTATTTGCACGGCCAAGCTCTTTCAGGTGGTTTTGTTTGTAGCTGTGGCACAGGCATTTAATCCAGTTCCACAAGCCTCTGCCGTGGTTAAACTTCATTACATCGTGTTCCGAACAAGCAGTAAGCAGGTCAAAGAAACACCTGCCCCAGCAGTAACAATAGGACGGATAAGCGAAGTGAATTCAGAAACCGCTTCGATCTTTTCCGCTCCAAATAAAAGCTCGTTGCCCTGTGGATCGGTTAATGGCAGATAGACCGGGGTTTCAATATCAAGCGCACCCTCGAAGCGAACAGTGCCGCCACCGAAAGAACCTCCCACCTGAATCGTTCTATCGGTTGACCCGCTATGCTGAACAGGCTTGCCACTATCAACTTCAGTGAGGCCTTCCCACTTATAGAGGACAGCGCCACCGTTCAACTCAGTTTTTGTGTAATCAATTACAGCCATGCAGCACCTTTACAATGTGTTGATAAGCAAAGAGGGCCGAAGCCCTCATCACCGTTTTTCCGCTACTCTTCTTTTTCGGCAGCTTCCTCAGCTTTTGGTTTGACCTCTTCCATCCATGAGCCCATATCTTTTTCAGACTTAATCCAGAATCGCGCACCCACCTCACGAAGCTGGCCGTAATAGCCTTTTTTAGTCGCTACGACAAAGACCTTGGTAGGTTCCTTTTCTGTCTTACTTTCTTTTTTCTCAGCCACGATGCATCACCTCACTTATTAAATTGCGTCAGCGTATGCTCGCCAGTTCGGAATTGAGCGCAGAGGCATCAACGAAGCGGAGAGCGTTACAGTTGGAGTCGTGCCACCAAGCGTGTAGTTCAGGCGTGATGCCCGTTCTAACAACGCACCCGGCGGCACGGGGAGCACCTTCTTATCACCAGCCCCCATTGCCGTAATCTGCGACAGACTGATCACGCCGGATGGGCTTGGAAAGGCTGCAGCGGTATCTTGCTGTAACTCGATATCAAGCGTGGGTGATGTGCCAGCAAGTGCAACATCACAGGTAATCACAATACCCATCGCCTCGCCTTCACCGACATCACCAGCAGCGCCGTGGTCAATCACATGCTCTGATGCTGCAGTAGCAGTTAATGCCTGAGCATCAGAATATTCATTTTCATAATCTACAATCACGATTATTCTCCTTAAGAAACGACTGCTTCAGTGTTTAAGATTGCATCACAGCGACGCAGCGGAACCTCATCAAAGCTCAGAACCTTCTTGCCACCAGCAGTATCAAGGGTAAGGTTCACATTTGATTTGTTTGCCATCTGGCGACGAAGGAAAGAACGCACGGTGCGGTTACAGTAGAACGCCGGACGACCCATATTGAGATCCTTGACCTGCTCAAGCGCCTGCACCATTGCATCAATCAAGTCCGCACCAGCCGAAGCATCTTTAGTCAGCGCACTTGTATCGATGTTGGCAATCCGCACCACATAGCCCCAGTCACGAACAGTAATTCCAATGTCCCACTTATAGTGGGAACGATAGCCCTGGTACTTGCCACCTTCAGGATCTTCGAGCGTAACTTCACCTAGATCTTTATTGGATAAACCAGCCTTCGACCCTTTTGGATAAAGACCATGAACGGTGTTTGGCCCCCAAACAATTAACCAAACAGATGTTTGATCTGAACCAGACGCAGAAGGATCAGCAAGAATAATATTGTCACCGTTCTCAGTTGCTTTACTGCTAAAGCGAGGCGCAAGTCCCATGAACTTTTCTTTATCAACAGATGAATCAGCGTAGAACATACCTGACGCCATATCTTGGTTCATACCTTCGATAAAGGCACGGTCTTCTGACAGGCGAAATCCTTGAGGATCACCACTCATATCGACCAATGCTTTATCAGATTCTGCGTAGTTTTCCAGCATTCCCACGCCATCACGAACAGGAACCGTCTGTGATTTACTTGGCTGAACACCATAGTTCAACTTACGCCAGGTTGCTGTTGGTAAACCAGAACGCACCGTTGTTTTATGTGTCGTGCCATCATTACACTCAATAAATGTAGCATCGTCGAGAATTTCATTTGTTTCAGATAGAATCTCAACCACATCAGCAATTGAGCCATCTGGATCAGTTCGGCTTGCCACATCTTGCAGGGTTGGATTAGTTAAACCTTTAGTCGCCATTATTTAGCTCCGTTAATCTTTTTTATTCATCGTTGGAAACATGCGCTGGCCAGCAGTCTTGCCGTCGCCACCGTCACCAGCCGTTACAAAATCATCATCACTGCTCATTGCTGCACCGATCTTTGCGACGAACTTGAAGAAATTGGGGTTGTTGCCGTAGCCGGTGTCATCCAATAGCGTTTTAAATTCATCATCACTAAATCGATCAATAACGCGCTTAGCATCTTCGGAAGACTTCTCGAAATTGGCACCGCCAAAATCTTTGTCTGCCTCGATGTCTTTAGCCCATTGATCCACTTGCAGGTCATGCGACTCTTTCATTTGATCGAGGAAGCCCTGTCGATCTGCGCTCTGGCTTTCGACTAGGCGCTGCGCTTGTTCATTGCTCAGGCCAAACTCTTTCGCCAGCTCCGCAGCTTTCTCCAAATCCGAATCATTCAGTTTTGAATCTTCAGGTAATGTCAGTTCATAGGTTTCAGGCACTTCGGGCTTATCACCCTCGCCATCACCTTTTTCCTTTTCATCACCATCAGGGGTTTCTTTATCTTTGCCAGAGTCTTCATCACCAGACTGATCGCCTTCATCGGCAGCAGCGGCAGCAAGTTTTTCACTCTCATCAGCGGAGGCAGATACGTCAGGGGCTCCCTTTTCACCGCCAGCTTCGCTTTCAACAGTCATCAATCCACTCCTTCATTTTTTAGTCGTTTTTCCAAGGCTTCGGCTTGCGCCAATAACCAATCACGAGGGCAAGTATCACTAAGCTCACTCAGTAGCGTTAGTCCCACATTGCGCTCACCTTCTTTGAAAATAGGATCTGATCCACGACCGGTTGCCGTGCACAGATAACTTGAATGTTGAATGCCGCACTTACTCATGATTAGGTCGTGAACAATCCGCCGTCCACGCTGGTCAGACATGAGCCAGTTAAGATCGTTTTCACGCTGAGACTTTCTTGAATCTTCTGATCGCTTTGCGTTGTCGAGCTGTTCCTTGTCACCCGTATCGCTAATCAGCTGTTTTTTCTTTGCGCGGTTTCGATCACGAGTACCCATCATCGACCACCGAGCATGCGGGTTAATGCGTTGTCATCAACGACATTGGTTTCAGAAAGTGTCTTGGCTGAATTCGCAGCGGTAGCGGCTTGTTCAGCAGCGGCCTGCTCCTGCTCTTTCTTCGCGCGATTTTCTCTGATCTCTGCGACTTCCTCATCTGATCTAACGATGCCAGGAACCACGCCGGTCATATCAGCGTACTCATCAATTGACTGATCGAAATCAATCTTGTCAGCCACCTCTGGTACCGCTTCCATCAGGCTTCCGGCATAGCGCATGAATCGATCTGTTGAGGCAAGCCCGACCATCTTCTGTGCCTGTGCCATGATTGAGATGTACTCAACCTTTAGATCAACACCTTCAAGGTCTGGTGGTGGCTCAGGCAGCATTCCTCGCTGTTCCATGATCGAATAAGTCCGATCAATCACCGGGTCAAATCCTTCATAATTAAGACGACCAAGGACCGGGCCTAGTACGGTTAATTTTTCCTCGCCCTTCTCTTCAATCTCACGTGCAGTGACCTGTCTGCGGTCTGACTGCGATATCATCAAGAACAGATCTTCGTAGAAGGCTCTCTTTACCCGACCTCTGACATCCTGAATGTCATTAAGCACACCACCCAGATCAATCTTGACGTCGTAAATTGACCTCAAGCCGCCCCTGTCATTGCTGCTATCGACAAAGGTAATATCATTGGGGATGGTTGATACTCGGCTATTCGCAAGTGATAACGGCCCTTGTAGCGCAGGCGCTATCTGCTTGGCTAATGCCTGGCTCTTTCGCTTATTTAATAACTGAAGCTCTTGAATATCACCTAGCGCTTCCATGCCCGGAGATGAAGCATAAACATCTTCACCGACCACATCCCAGCGAGGGCAGATAATAGGATTCTCATCAAATCCTTTTTCGCGCAGCAGTTTATTTTCGTTATTATTTGGCTCGTAATAAGTCGAGCTGAACAACTTGTACTTAGATAGTAATTTGGATGGATCAAACTCGGGGTTCGGCTGTGTGCAGTGCATCACCACCACTACCGTTTCGTAGTTGCCAGCTTCCCACGCGGATTTGATCTGAGTGGAAAAGTTATTCCATCGCTTGAATGGGCCAGCATGACGATCACCAAACTTGTTGACCACCTGGCGGACAGTCATCGGGATCTCGCGCATATAGGTATCAATCTTCTGTTTCTCATTGGCAGCTAACCAGTAAGAGCCAATCGGTGATACTTGCGTGTGAATAACCTTTTCAACATCCTCCATGATAGGCATGGCCGCTATGCCATTCAGCCCCATGTGTGAATAGACTATTGGCAAGCTGTTGTACAAATTAGATCGAGCGAACACAAACCGCATGCGCTTGGATACTTCGTGGAGGTGCTTCTTAACCGGTCCGAACTCATTCAGATCTTTATCAGGCGTAGCCAACTGAAACCAAGGACGTGCCGGCGATGTTAGCCCGGTCATCATGCCAGCGCTCAATGTACGAAGTGAAAGTGTTGCCGTGTTGTCAGCAATTCGATTGTGACGCTTGCCGCCTTTGTTGCGATCGCTCAGAAGAAACTTTGGCTGTCTCGGTGTTACTAGTTCATTGAGCGACCGCCAGTGCGGAATCCAGCTACTACGCTCTTTATCAAGCTGGCCGTGCAGCTTTCGCAGTCGGTCTAATTTTGATTCAGCACTCATCAGTGACCCAGCAACGTTTTACGCTTCGTGCCAGTCGATTCACCAAGCTCACCAAGGCCACTACCACCAGTCAGTATTGTTCCTGATCGACCATCAGCATTCAGCGCTCGCTTTGTTTGGCGTTTACGTGCGTCAGTGGCAGCTTTTTCAGGTTTTACTTTTGGCTTTGGTGGCTCAGGTGGTGGCGGTATCACGATGTCAGGTGCTATTGCATCCTTTATCTTGTCACCGGCTTCACCAGCCTTTTTTGCCCCCTCTTTGGCCTGCCAATAGTTCGCAGCATTACCCATCTTGCGGTGCCCTCTTCAGCCAGATAAGGTCAACCAGCTCATAACCAGAGCGTTTAAGTATTGTGGATAAAGCGGGGTGATCTGCTTTGGCATGGTGCCCGACAATCTGAACACCTTCGCCGAACAATTGATTATCGCAGTACATAACCAGACCAAGGCCAACACGACCTTTTCTATGTTCCTGCATCAGAAAGATGACATCTTCCTGCGCCTGAAGGGTTCCCATGTAGTGCGGGTGATGCCTTACGATAAAGGCTGCATAGCCAACGAGAACGCCATCAATACGCGCCGTATAACAGCGCAGCATGCCGAGCTCTTCAAGGTGGTTGTAACCCTCGATATCGGGGTCAAGTGGAATGTCTTTGAAATGCGCTATTTCATCCCAATGGGTATGAAGCAGAGGTAAGACCTCATCCCAAAGGGTGACAACTGATTCTCGTTGATATTCTGCTTTCATGCCCCGCAGAGTAGCGAGGCGGCTGGGTCTAGGTTAGTGCCAGAGTTTCAGGCTTTTGTTTAAACCTCCATCGGGTCAAATTCGTGAACCACGCCCTGATTACCACTTCTCTTTTTAACAACAGGAAAAGCAAATGTTAAGCCCAGCTGATCCAGCTTGTTCGGTGATCTTCCAATGACCTTCTTCATATCAGCTTTCGGCGGAAACTTAAACTTACCATCCATCGTTGGCATTGTCTCAAGCGCTATCAGCTCTTCATACAGCTCGTCATCAGGATCAAGCACACCACCAGCCTCAAGCCATTCTTTAATGCTCACTAGCATCTCAGCACGCTTGTTGTAGCAATCCTTACGGCCTGATTCAGATGAGAACGCGACAAGTTGCCAGCTTCGGCCCATCGTTGTTCCGGCGGAGTATATGCCGGTGCCATAGCCCATATCAATAAAAACAGCGTCAGCATTGTGCTCGTCTTCGTACCTGGCTAACTTGTTGGCGACCACCACATCATTATTATTCTTCTTGAATGTTTCCAATACTCGATGGTGCAATCCTTGGCGATAACCAATGACAATGTCATCATCACCCCACCATGCAGGGTCACAGGTTAGTATCACAGGTGCAAAATCATACTGATGAGAATTCAGGTGTGATCCTCTGTTTCGTTCGATCAACTCAGTCGGGATGAACTGCGAAGCTGAAGCGTTCGGAAACTCACCTCTGACACGCACCCTGAACCAATCAGAGTCAACACCATACGACTCTTCCCACTTCTTGATTTTGACCTTGTTGGTGCCGGGAACGGTGCGCGAATCAATCTTTTTCGTGCTCCAGTCTTTTGAATGCTGGCGCCAGCATTCACGGAATCGCCCGGTGTTTCTTGTTGGGTTACCAAATGCTATCCAGATGATTTCAGTATCTTCATCGGTCAGTGCGCCCTCGATTACTTCCCATATCACATCGTCAATGGCCGAGGCCTCATCAAACAGAATAACGATACGCTTGCCTTTATTATGTAGACCAGCAAACGCCTCAGTATTATCTTTTGACCATGGCAGGAAATCACAGCGCCATGATTTATCATGCTTAGGCTGGTTTGAGTAAATGGCCGTTGCAGTGCTATTGAACCAATGCTCGGTAATGGACATGTTTCGCCACTTGATAACCTCCGGTACCGTCTTTGATTTCAGCTGGCCATCAGTGTTTGCAGTCACGATAATGCGTGTGTCTTCGCAGGTATCCATTGCCCAGTCAACCACCATGCCGAAGAGTGCAGACTTGCCAATACCATGGCCTGATGACCGTGCAATCTGAAGTGGCTGGTGTCGTGTCTCAGGGTTCTGTAGGTGGTCGCCTATCTCATTGAGCACTTCTTTTTGCCACTCACGAGGGCCACTTTCATTTTCTAGCGGAGTTTCTTTTTCACCCCAGGGGAAGGCGTAACATGCGTACCCATACGGATCATGGGTAAACCCTGCGATATCCTCAATCAGCTGGTCTTCTAGCTGTTCGGCGGTTAGTTGCTGCATGTTACTGGTATCGCCTTATCTTGGTTTTCTGTTTCGCAGAAGTCAGATGCCACTCGTGACAAATCGGGCACTGATAAGGCCTAAGCTTGCTACCTGCTTTTCGATTGTTCTTTCTTCGCTTGGTGAATCTGCGGTACTGGTTGAGCATGTTTTGAGCGTCTTGATTGGCAGACTTGCGGGATTCGTAACCAATCTTAGCGCAGCCCATCTGATCAGCTCTTTACCCTGTTTCGAGCAGCCTTCATCTTATCTGCGAGCGTCGTAGTGTTGGTGACTTCAATCCGATCTTTGAAGGCCTGAACATCGACATGCTTGCCGATCATCTCGTATGCCTTCAGCTTATCGATAAACTTATACTTGACGATCTCACCTACCTTTTTTCGATCCTTGCCCTGGCCGTCGTAGATCTCCTGAACATCGGCAGCACTCAGCATTCGACGCCAAATAATAGGCCATTGTTCTATGGGCTTGTAACAGCCTGTAACAGCGTCAAAGATATCTAAGGGGTCAGAGTCGATCATCTCGCTTATACGGGTCAGCACCCATGCAGCGTCTATCTGAGTTTGCTCTGTGGCGGCTTCGGTTACTTTTAGCAGATATTTCGCCACCTCTGGCTTTTTCAGGAGTTCAGAGAACTGTGTCTCACAAGTATTGTCCTTTGCCTTCGGATAAGCCTTCTTATAAGCAAGGCGACCGTTACGACCGTTGACAATCCACTCGTCAATGGCAATCTGCCACTTATCAGTCAAACCATTGGAATTACGACGGGCCACTAAACCACCACATCCGCATAACTATCACCCTCGTCAATACGCTGAATTGTCTGTTTGCTAACATCGAACGACCGCGCAAGCACTCTCATTTTCATGAAAGGCCTGACCATTTTTATCCATGCAACGTGTTTTTCGGGTAGTGCGCGGAATGGATGCGGTGCACGGATCATGATTGATTCACCCAGTCGGCAATAGGCCCAGTGTCCAGGCTATCAACCGGCACGATCTCCACCTGAATAGCAGGCAACAGCATCGCCTTAGCAACCACATCAAATGGCTCGATTGAAATGCTTACATCGGTTTCATTCAGAAATACGCAGCCCCACACCTGAGCATAGTGCGGCTCAATGATCTGGTTTGTTTTGACCTGCAATTTTTCACTCGTGATAAGAGCCGCCAGTGCTTCAGGTAATTCAGCCCTAAACCCAAACGATATCTTGGTGCAGAACCCGGGCTTTAAAACTAACGTCTCATCAATACACGCTCGCAGCTCGATAGTTGTGCTTTTCGGGTGTGGATACTTAGGCTCAAGCGCCAATGCTTTCAGGCGATCATCCGTAATCTGAATGGGCAGGTTGATCATTTCTTTATCCCCTCCTACAAACTGAAAAAGGGACGACCGTTTCCAGTCGCCCCATCAGGCTTGATATTGCTTCGATTGCCATCAGTGAGTGGTTTTGTCTTCCACCCAATCGGTTTGAATATCTTTTCCGACTGCCTTCATGACGAGGATCAATGACAGATCCATTCTTTCACGCTTATCAGGGTCTTTCTGCATCAGCTTACGAGAAAACTCGAATGAATCGGTATCAACACCTTTCGCTCTCAAAGATTCCATCTGCTCGCGTTTTCTAGCATTAAGTAATGCACGATCCGCCTCAATCTGATCCAGCTCAGTGTTTACATCATTGATCAGTTTATTGATTTCGTCACAAGGCTTTGGAACGGGTAGCATTTCCATTTGCTCACCATCGCCATCTTCTTCACCGTCATCATCACTGGCCGCTGATTTCTTTGAAACACCACCCGTATCAAGTGGACCACCGACACTGCCGTTTAAAACTCCTGGATCCATGTCGCTGCCGATTTCACTCAAAGCCTTTTCAGCGTCCGCTACATCTTTATCGCTGACGGTTGGCATCTTGGTTACGTTACTGGTTGCTTGTTGTTCTGCCGTGCTCATGCTTCTTCTCCTGTGGTTAATAATAAAAACTCTGCTTTACTGGTTATTTGAGATGGAATAACACCGGGTATTTTATTGATCCGAAGGAAGATCCCCGCGTTTTTCCCGTACTGCTTCACTTCTGATGATCGGGTGACATATGAATCATCCTGCCAACCGAGATCATTGACCGCGTCCTTGATTGCTTTGATTACATTATCTAGGTCCGGTTTCGCCGTTGGAACGATAACGCCCTCTAGTGCTGCTTCACGCTTCCATTTAGGCCATGAAACCGGCACTTCAAAGACAATGACAGCTGAAAGAGCTATTGCACCCATGATTGGTCCACCACCTTGGAACGAAGACTTTATGTACCACTTGGCTGCTTTCTCCCACTCGCGGGTAGTCTTTGGCGTGAATGGATGACCTTGAATCACGTAGGGCTTGCCAGCACGATCAAACCCAAGTTTTGCCTGAGAGGTACGATGCCGACCTTTTGCTACTGGTTTGCCGGGTATGGTGACTGTGATTTCTGACTGAGACATGATTTAAGCCACCATCTCCAGATCTTGAATAATGTCGCAGTGCTTAGCTTTCTTGTCATAAACCCCAAGCAGTGATTCCGGGTACAACTCAACCACTCGGTTAAACATTCGCCCATTCAGCGGGTAGACGTTGTAGCTTCCGCCGATATAAAAAACAGCGCGAGGGATGTCTTGGTACGATGTTTTGACCAGCTTCACCACTTCTTCCAGTTTTAAATTAACCGTTCTCATGCTTGCCTCGATTGCTCCACGTGAAACACTAGAACCTTAATTTTCCACCAGACTTCATTGCCGCTAGATTCAGCTGCTTGAAGTGATCTAAAACTAGGCCGCCATAAATACTTGGTTTGATGCTCCGCCCTAACCGCCCCTCTGATGCTTTGCGCGATAGCTTGCTTGCGCTGGCTTTACGGACTGGGTTGTTTTTCTCCCAACGCTTCAACGCTCGTCTGTACGAAAAATTAAAACTAAAATCTTCTCTTCTTGGTCTGGGCATTTAACTGTCCTCGGTTGCTGGTTTATTTGACAAAACTGCTCTCATGTTTGCGATATGTTCCCGTCTGCGCTCAATCGATACCGGCTGAGATTGACGCGTCAAAAGTAACTGACTGCTTTTCGCTTCTTGGCGACGCACTCGAAGGTTGCTGCAGATCCTTCGGAATTCAGGCAGTGTTGGAGGAAAGCTGGTGTGGTGCTTTTTCATAATCTCAAACGCAGCCAATATCTGAGGCTCAGAAAAACTTCTGAGTTCAAATCGCCATTCTGCCTTGGCAGCGTTCAGCATGCGGTTTTCAACATCGCCCTTGAACAGAGATGACCACTTGTGCCCGTAATTACTCTGCATTCTGACGAACAATTGAGCGGTGAATTTCTGCCGCTGCTTGTTCTTGGGATCATCTGCATTATTTTCACTCGAAGGCCTCACTGAGTCCGCCTGCAAGGCTTGCTGCACCTGATTGGCTATTTCGTGAGCTGGGCGCATTTGATTTCTCCTGAGTGTTTTTCATGTCGTACTGCTTTTGCCTGACCATCCACGCCAAAAACTTTTCTTGCCAACCGTCGCTGGTAAAAGTTTCTCGTTTTGCTCGGTAGTGACTGGTGAATGCGATGATGTCATCGTGCGTGTGAGGCCGGCAGCCAGCAAGGTGAGCTTTTGTTTTTATCTGCTCGCTTGGCTGGAAGTCTTCGGGGCACGTGATGATTAATGTCTTTTCCATCTCGAGTGAGAGAGAGGGTTCTTTTTCCTTTCCCTTCCCTTCCTTTCCCTTCCCTTCCCCTTGTGCATGCACTTCACGCGTGATCGTCGCGTGATCGTCGCGTGGCTCACGCGTCAACTTATTGTTTTCATTTGGTTCTGGTAGGGCGCTACCTCTTTCTCGGTTATTTATGACCTGATGGTCTAAAAACCCCGGAATCCAGCCATAATCGACGCCTTCAACCGTGTATTTTTCAATGAAACCACGCGTGGCTAACGCGTCAAGCACGCGTGAAAAATCAAGATCATCGTATGGAAGTGATCCAAGTTTCAGTTGTTGTGGTACCCACTTAAAGCGGCCTTCCCTATCGGCTTGAATCCATAGCCCAGGAAATGCAATGCGAAGCGGAAGACCCGTTTCTGTCTCAGCTAAGTACAACTCATAGTGAGTAAACAACTCAGGCTTTATTGTGCGTATTCTTGCCACGGTCTAATTCGCCTTATTTGATCAGATATAAAGCGATCAGCAATATCACTGAAATCATCAGCACAAAGAGGAAGCCCGTCGGTGTATCTCCGAATATTGGGGTTCTTGAGCTGGCCTTACGGCGTCTATCAACAATCATGGTTAGCTCTCCATTTGCAGTGTGTTTTTAAGAACTGATATCGCATGCTCTGCTTCTGCAATTTCAATTCGAATGCGATGCTTTTCTTTTGAATCAAGGACACCATCATTTTTCTTAAACTCATCAACAAGGCGAGCAACATCTGATACTTCCGTGAATGCGTTCACAATCGCGGATGAAATAGAATCGTGCGTCTCTGATGTTTTTGTCTTGAAGGTGCCGCCGTTCATTTGGCAAATGATGTCAACAGCGGTTTTATCTTTGATATCGCACAGCACCCGCAGAAATAATGGTGATGATGGGTAATGCGTTATATCTTGCGGGTCTAGGTAATTAAGAAGCGTCTTAGGCTTCATAACATAGCGCCTTGCCAGCTCCGTAACGCCGCCACCCGGTACTGCTTTCGCGCCTGCATGTAGCGCCGTAAAGAGGTCATCTACATCTGGTACGTGGTGATCCCTGTTGCCTTCCACTGCCCTTCTCCCTTTGTTTGCTTAAGCTGTAAGCATGAAAATAATCACGCTGCTCATTACTAAAATAAAAAAACACCCGTCAGAATGGTGTGGCCTGGGTTTGGTTGCCACGAGAGGCTTTGACGGGTGGGATAGAAAATGGTCATGCGACTGATAAAAGCACTGGGAAACCGGGCCTCTTCAGTCGAATGGCAGCGCCAATCACTTGATCGGTTGTCTTCTGCGGAAGAATCTCCGGCCACTGGTAAATTGCTTGGCGAGTTACACCAATTGCGCTGGCAAGATTCGCCACTGCCTGCTTTGAGTCGCCATCATCAAATATCTCGATGGCTCTTTTCTTGGTTATTGTTTTTTCGTCCATGCCTTAGTGTAAGCAGGTTTACCCGATAATGTCAATCTGCTTACTACCTAATGACTGTAAACTTACTTACATGGAGTTAAGAGACAGAATTATTCAGATCCTTTCCGATCTAGGCGTCACGCCGCAGGTTTTTGCTGATCGCATAGGCGTCAGCCGACCAACTGTTGTGATGTGGAAAAATGGGGATACCCGCGCAATAAAATCAGAGCATGCATTTTCTATTGAGGATGCATATGGTTATTCGGCTCGATGGGTTGCTCATGGAAAAGGGGAGAAGTTGTTTTGCGATGCGCACCAGACAATCAACAGAGATCCGCTATCGCTCGCCCTGGCCGATAGAATCATTGCCCTACCAAAGCCACTGAGGCATGCCGTTGTGGCTATCATTGAAGCTCAAGAGGTCGCTGCCGACGAGCTGAATATGTCACCAGGCTTAAGAAAAGCCCTTGAAGACGTAGAAAGCATCGCCGATCAAGTGGCAATTACCGCTTCTGCCAAAAGTAAAAGTCAAAAAAAATAGCCGCCCGGTGATATTTATCACATACATCTAGCAGGTCAATCGAGTAAGGTCGTTTTTCGCACCACTGCCATCACGCAGTGATTGCCGTGAAGCCGTTACGCTCACAACTCTTCCACCATTATGTGGTCAACAATTCGTTTTTAATCATATTGTTATCCACTTTTTGGGGAGTTAGCATGGGCCAGTCCACGCCTTTTGGGTTGTATTCAAAAATCAATATCGATTCCTTCGAGCACGTTTGCAGGCGCTACGGAATCACAGATAATCAGGAGAAAATAAAGCTAATACGATCTATTAATGATGTATTTGAACATCGTGAATCACTGTTGATTCCACCGGAAAGTGCCGCTACAGCTAGCATAAGGGTGCTGAAAAGGAATCCATACGATGATAACCATACTAATAGTAGATGATGAGCAGGCGATACGTGATCAGATCCGCCTTCTACTCTCGCCAAATAATTATGAAATATTTGATGTCAGCTCGGGAGAAGCTGCGCTGAATCTAATTAAATCCCAGCACGTTGATTTGGTCATTCTCGACCAGCTCATGCCAGGCATCAGCGGCACGGAAGTCGCTATTAAACTAAAAAAACGAGAAATCAATTTTATTTTTTGCAGCAGCAGTACTGAAATAGAGTTGTTAAAGCTCGCTATGTCCCTTGGTGCCCTCAACTACATCGTTAAGCCATTCATCCAGCCTGAAGCTCTGAATGTGATTGAGGGGGCCATCGAGCGTATCGCAGAAGACGAGAAAAACGCCGACATCAAAGAGGCAATCACCTTTCTAATGGGATTTCACGGCCTATCGAGAAAACCAGCGCGAAGCAGGCTTGTCAAAATGGCCCGAGATTCAAACACTGAAACATCAGTGGTTTCGCGTCAAATCCTAGATGTAGCTGATCTAATCAATCACCGCTAAAATCGTGCAATCAGCCCGAAATTTAAAAAATTTATACCTTCAGAGATGTCGTGTATTTCATATTCGGCACGGATTGAATATTTTTCGTTAAGCGCTAGTTGGGCACCAATACCATAAAACAAATCCACCCCGTCATCATTAACGACGCCGCCAGAAGTCCCAGAGGAAACCACCTCAGTATCCCATGCGTTCAACCCTACCCGCGCCAGCAATGAGAGCTTCCGAGTTACATCGCGCGAGAACACGCCGCTCACAGATAGTGCCGTTGCATCCAATAAAAACACGGCATTCCTGAGAAAAACAAACGTGCCCCCGTCTGTTGTGAATAAGTCGCCAGTCCTGCCTACCAGTGATGACTGACCGAAATCATAATAAGCAACCTCAACTGCCACAGCCTTCTGAGCCTGAATCCCATAAAGCAGCTTAAACCCACCGCTTGACTCATCGAGAGCGGCGTCCGACGTTGTCACGCCCGTATTGAAGTCGGTTGACCCAAGGCTTCCGCCAAAGTAATCGCCGCCCTGCTCTGCATTAGCAGAAAACCACGCGGTAAACCCTACCGCTATCAATAATATTTTTATAGAACGCATTGGTTTTTTCCTTATATCCGAAGGCAACTATACAGCCTCAAGATGTAAGCGCATTGACTTATCACTGTAAGTATGTTTACATACAACTCAAGGCCACTTACACCACCCTAACGGGTCAGGAAACAAGGTTGGGCGATCATGCCGAGTAATCGCCAGTGTAAGACAGAAGGTATCAGCCATCAAAGGCAAGCCGGATGTGGGTTGAAGTAATGGGGATGTGGCGGAATTGGTAGACGCTGATAACGGGTCACTCTAAGTAAGCGAGCATCACCAGCTAAGTAGTGTCTTATGCCTTCGGGTACTGGGGTGTATTAGGTGGATATGAACAAGGCTTACGTGCAGGTTCGATTCCTGCCATCCCCGCCAATTTTATAAGTAGCAGCTCAAGACAAGGAGATTGATTTGGACAACTTAAACGACACGATCATTGATATCGCACTGTTTCAGAACCGTAAAACGCCAGAGCAGAAGGTCTATGTGCCTGATGTGCTTGAAATGACAGAAGACGATTTGCCACCGGCGGCGGCATAAGATTTTAAGAAGCACAATCGGAGAGTAAAAATAACTATGAGTAATCAACAAATGGCAGGCAGTAGAAAATCCCCTATTGCTGAACTCAGCAGCTTTATGGAAAAGCTGAAACCTCAGCTTGAATTAGCACTACCAAAACACATGACTGCCGATCGGATGGCGAGGCTTGCACTCACTGCGTTCAGCACATCACCAAAACTTCAGAAGTGCAGCGTAAACAGTATTGCAGCTTCGCTCATGACAGCGGGACAGTTGGGGTTAGAACCGGGTGTTAATGGCGCAGGCTATTTAATCCCTTACAAGACCACATGCACCTTTGTACCTGGCTGGAAAGGGTTGGTTGATCTTGTTGCTCGCAGTGGTCGCGGCACAGTCTATACCGGCGTCATTTATAAAGATCAAAACTACACCTTCACTGATGGCGCTCGACGCGATTTAGTTATTCACAGTGAAACAGAGCTTGATGACCCGGAAGACATGACGCATGCCTATGCTATCGGATGGGTTAAAGGTTCGGCAATGCCAATTATTGAGCTTTGGACAATCGGAAAACTTACCAAGCATCGCAACAAATACAACAAGGTCGGCAGCAATCATTACAGCTATCGAGACTGGGAAATGTATTGTCGGAAAATCCCATTGCTTCAGGTTCTAAAGTATATGCCCTGCTCTATTGAGGTATCCAATGCAATCGCCGTCAGTCATGGAGCTGAAGCCGGACGAAATCCAATCATAGAAGGTGGAATTGTCCTTGATATGGATGGTGATGACGATACGCAAACTGAAAAAAAGCCTCTTACAGTTTGCACCGATGAGCAATTTGAGGATTTAGCACAAGAGTGTGAGGCGCTTGTACGTTCCGGAAAAAAATCAGCAAAGGATGTCATCAGCACTGCGATTACAACAATGCAGTTAAGTGGTGATCAAAAAAATCAAATCGACGCTTGGCAACAGGAGGGTAATTAGGATGGAGCACATAAATTTAAAGCAAGGTTCTCAGGAATGGCTCGAACATCGCGCCAAACATTTTAACGCCAGTGATGCCCCTGCGATGCTGGGAATATCACCCTATAAAACACGTAACGAATTGTTACACGAAATGGCAACAGGGATTACCCCTGAAATAGACGATGCAACTCAAGCACGTTTTGATGATGGCCACCGCTTTGAAGCACTTGCACGGCCACTTGCTCAAAAGATTATCGGAAAAAATCTATATCCAGTTGTGGCAAAAGAAGGGATATACAGCGCCAGCTTTGACGGCATCACAATGGATGAAGAGGACACCTTCGAGCACAAGAGCCTTAACAACACCATACGTGGTTGTTCATATGCGGAAGATTTGCCTGAGTATTTACGCGTACAAATGGAGCATCAATTTATCGTTGGCGGAAAGCGCTGTTTGTTCTTAGCTACTAAATGGGATGAAAACGACGAACTACTCGAAGAGATTAGTTTCCTGTATCAACCAGACCCCGAACTTCGCAACCGAATTATTGAAGGATGGTCTCAATTTCAACTTGACTTGATCAACTATCAATACGTCGAAGAAGCACCGGTAGTAATCGGCAAGGCTCCTGAAACACTTCCAGCGCTGCGCGTTGAAGTAACTGGAATGGTTACATCATCTAACCTGCTGGAGTTCAAAGAAACAGCGTTAGCGGTCTTTGAGAGTATTAATAAAGACCTTCAAACCGATGAAGATTTTTCCAATGCTGCGAAAACTGTTAAATGGTGTGGTGAAGTAGAAAGCCGCCTTGAAGCTGCAAAGGATCATGCGCTCAGTCAAACATCTACCATCGACGAGCTATTTAAAACCATTGATGACATCAAGGAGCAAGCACGAGCCACGCGCCTTGATCTAGATAAAATGGTCAAAGCAAGAAAAGAGGCTGTTCGTGTTGAGATTGTTCAAGCTGGAAAAAGCGCTATTAGCACCCACATTGAAAACTTAAATGAGCGCCTTGGAAAATCATACATGCCAGTCATTACGGCTGATTTCGGTGGCGCTATAAAGGGAAAGCGAACAATTTCAAGTCAGCGAAATGCTGTTGATACTGAACTGGCTAATGCAAAGATCAGAGCAAATGAAATTGCCGATAAGATTCAAAAAAATCTTAATTCTTTGAGAGATCTCGCGGCAGACCATGCGTTTCTATTTTCTGATACTTCAATGCTTGTGCTTAAAGATAATGATGATCTTGTGAATATTATTAAGTTACGCATAACAGAGCACCAGCAAGCCGAAGAAAAGCGCATCGAAGCTCAGCGCGAGAAAATCAGACTGGAAGAACAGCAGAAACTTGAAGAGAAAAATCAGGAAAAAGCTGAACCTCAAGAGGTTGAAGCACTTCCGCAGGCAAAAGAAATTAAACGATCAACGCCTATTCGCAGACAGGGTATCTCTGAAGTAGAGCAAGTCAAAAAATGGGCTTCTACATCACTGCAACAGGCAATCATTGACGCCCCCTTGGTTAATGATCCCGAACTAAAAGAGCTTCTTAATAGCTTCACTGTTGAGCTTAGCCATATGAAGAAACTTTCTGATGAGCTGAAAGATAGCTCAGCCAACAAAGCCGCGTAACTAAACGAAACTAAATCAAGGAAATCACCATGAAGAACTTACTAGTATTTGACACAGAAACAACCGGCATTCCTAACTGGAAAACTCCATCAGGCGGTGAAGATCAACCGCATATCGTTCAGCTTGCCGCTCACGTTGTTGATGTTGAGTCCAGAGCAATCAAGCAGAGCATTAACGTAATCATCAAGCCCAATGGCTGGGTGATCCCTGATGACACAATTGAATTGCACGGCATTACTAATGAATACGCGCATGCTCACGGCATACCCGAAGAGTTCGCCGTAGCTGTGCTTCTTGAGATGTGGAAAAACTGTGATATTCGAGTGGCCCACAATACGACGTTCGACAATCGAATAATCCGCATTGCTACAAAACGATATATGAGCGACGAAGTTATTGAATCATGGAAGGCAGGTGAATACTTCTGCACGATGATTAATTCCAAAAAGATTATCGGCGGCAAGAATCCAAAGCTTTCTGAAGCCTATAAGCACTTCACTGGCGATGATTTAAAGAATGCTCACTCAGCTATCGCAGATACTAACGCATGCCTGAAAGTGTACTGGGGCATTCAAGATCATCTAAAGAAAAACCTGAAAGCGGCATAGCCCATTAATCCAGAGGAAAATAAGAATGGCTCAAAATAAAGAAAAAGTATCGTCAGGCACCATCGCTTTAAGTGGTCAAGCTGGTGAATCATTCAACGTCATCAAAGGGCACATGCAAAAAGTTCTACCCGGCATCAATCCTAATAACGCCGATGTATTACGCTTTGCTGTCAACTTTGCAGCCCAGAGTGTACCAAAACCAGCGCAGAGCGAAGGCGCTGAGTAATGGCTAGGGGCGTGATATGAGCGATCAAGTAGAGGCATACCAAGATCATCGAGAGGCCAGCAGGGAGAAGCGCGCGGGTAATCGCGAGTCATCAGCGCAGATCCTCACTGACAAGGGTATTGAGTTTGAACGTAAGAATATGGGTGCCCATCTAATCGTTTCCGGCTCAGATTGTCTTATCGACTTTTGGCCGGGAACGGGGAAGTTTATCGCTAGAAATGGCAACAAAGGCCGGGGTGTTTTCAACTTAATCAAGCTATGCAATCAGGGTGAATCAAATGGCTAAAGGCGTAAACAAAGTAATCATAGTGGGCAACCTTGGCAAAGACCCGGAGGTGCGCTACATGCCTTCGGGTAGCGCCGTAACCAACGTGACCATTGCTACTTCTGAATCATGGAAAGACAAGCAGTCCGGTGAAAAGCAAGAACGCACCGAATGGCACACCGTTGTCTTCTTCAACCGCCTTGCTGAAATCGCTGGCGAGTACCTGAAGAAAGGTTCAAAGGTCTATGTAGAAGGCAGCCTTCGCACCCGCAAATGGCAAGACAAAACCAGCGGCCAAGATCGTTACTCAACCGAGATTGTCGCCAGTGAAATGCAGATGCTCGATAGTAGAGGTGGCGGTGGTGCTGGCGGTCAAAGCCAGGGTGGAGGCAGTGCGCCGAGTAATCAAAGTTCAGCACAACCCGCGCAGAACTTTGACGACTTTGATGATGATATCCCGTTCTAGTAATAGCTAAAAGAAACAAATGAGTGGTTAACAGCACTGAAGGCAGCGTAGCAATATAACGTTTCAGCTTAGCCGTAGGCGAGCGACTGCGAGACTGTCGGGCCTAGAGCGTGTAGTTATATTTTTAATTAAGGAGAATGTGATGGCTGAAAATACCGGAATAGTGCAGCTAACCATGACAGGTGCAGAATTAAGCGTTGTTCGACAGTGGTTTGATACTGCGCAGGATTTATCGCACAGAGACTACTTAGGGAAAGAGGATTACGAGTTAGCAGAAAAAGTTTACACGCAACTTGGAATGAGAGTTCCGAGTTCGATTGCCGAAAAAATATAACGGCTGCATGTGCTGCCTGCGGACAGACCATAAAGAACTTTAATAAGGACTATAGAAATGAACGAAACCACTGGAAACACCGAGGTAGCAGGTCAGAACAATGCTTTTGTTATGCCTATTCAGCCAATCAGAACTGATGAACGAGGCGTGCAACGCTTCGTGCCCAACCGGATAGTAGAAAAGCTTTTAGAAACCTCTTCTCTTGATTTGAACGATATCGCCTGCATGGATTTTACACCACAAGAGCATGAACAACTTGCCCAATTAATCGGTTACTCAGTTTCTGGCTTCGGTAGCCTAAGTTATGTAAGCGATGAAACCTACGCGACAGCCGAAAAGATAGCCGAAGGCAAAAGCGAACTGGAAGCCAGGAACGAACACTTGAGAGAAACCCTTGGCCATGTTCGGGACGGAGTAAAGAAGGCGGCTATTAATCTTTTTAAAATACACCCGGACGACTTGGAGGCATAACTTTTAATTTAAATTGCGCTAGTAAGAAGCAAAAACAGGACACGCACTGCGGAGTGCGTCAATTTTAAATGTTAGTTATACGGCTAACTTAAATAAGAGGAAATATCATGCTTGGGATTATTGACGACATAATTGATACAGCAACTGAAATTGTGAAAGACCCAATTGGCAAGACTGTTGACATCGTTACTCAACCAGTTGTTGATGCTGTTGATGTGATTGACGGACTAACTGAAGGTGAGCTTAGGGAGAAAGCGGCACTGCGCCTTGGTGCTGATATTGCTGGCGGTATGGCATTGAGCGAACTTATCGAATGGTATTCAGAAGATGAATGATTTCAATCGAGAAATGAGGAAGCAACAGGCCAAGCACTTTAAGAAGATGCTATGGGATGCGTTCATGCTGATTTGCATCCTCTTCATATTCTATGAGCTAGTAATTGCCGTATAACGTCAGCAATAAACCGCACATGCCGACGCTGTGCGCGAACAAAGAGATGTAAACTTTTAACTGATAACAGAGCAAGGAACATCGCGGCATGTGTCGGATTTAATTGCTTTTGTTATGTTTTGTTTTCTCAGGAGCTAGATTGTGGACTACTTAAAACTGCTTGAGCACAGCTATGAAATGGAGCGCCTTGAAGATGCTGATTTAGACAGGGCTGAATACCTTTCAGATCATATTTTTGATTTCACTACCTACGACGGTGAAATAGCCAACTTATTCGGGCAAAAAGCCGTAGACGTATGCAAAGCCATAACGGATAAAGCGACCTTTAATTACATTGACGATGAGGAAAGTTATAAGTGGTATCTGCTTATGATTAACATGCCTTTCTTTGAGAAAAAGCTTAACTGGGGTACTTCCATACGTGGTGCGTGGTGGGATCTACACGGCAATGACATTTTTGAATTAAACAGTTGCGGCCTTTACGAGAACGAAGAGCAGCTGCTTGACATTAAGTTTAATGAACTCCAGTGGAATGCTTTTGTAAAGGCTATGGCCGTATTCACTGAGGCTACGGCAGAAACATAACTATAAGTAGACGACACATTGTCGCCTAACCCGCTTTAACCGCGCGTTTTACGGCACAGCAATAATTATTAAGGTGAAATGATATGGCAATAGTAAGAATGAAGCTAACCGGCCCAAAGGGGTATCTCAAGCTAGGCTTTGCCGCAGGCAGCGCACCGGATGAGCGCACCCTAAAAGGCCAGATTGATAACGAGATACAGCCAGGTGTAAAAGTTAAAAGCGGCACAGGAAACCGATACACCTACTATATTTATGTCGATAGTGTCACTTTGGTACCTACATTCCCGGCTGTTCAAGTGGCTCATATTACGCCGGTGAACGACCTTGCAGCGAATGTTTTGAATAAATTTCAAACCCAATAATGGCGTAATTCGGATTAAATTGAGTAAAAAATAAGCATGACACCGCCAAAAAGAAACAGTGATCGCCGCCATTGGCCTGAAAATTTACAGGCGACAACGCGAAAAGACGGCCGATTATATTATTATTACCTGCGCCCTGACCTGCCAAAAGGCGACCCAAACCGAAATGAAACCTTCGGATATTGCGAAGAAAAAGACGCGATCGATGCCGCAAAACAGCTGAATCAGTTATTTTCCCCTGGCGGCCCGATGGTTCAGCGGGTGATAAATCGGCTTTCAACCGGCGATAACATCCCAGAAGTAACCCTGTTTTGTGATTATATTAAGAAATTCACCACCATTATTTTGAGAAATCGCCTCATAAACGGCAGTAAACTCAGCACTCAAACACTAAAAGAATACGACCGACTGTATCGAAATATCGATACCGCACTAGGTCACCGCCCTTTTACATCAATCACTCAAGCGGATTATTCGGCTTTTCTTGAAGAAGCCGGCACCACTCACGAGGTCTACAACAAGTACAGATCTCGCCTGACAGATTTATGTAAACATGCGGTATCAGATGGCATCATTCCCGAAAACATCCCCCTGAAAATTGTCAGAAAGTGCCAAGAAAAGAAAAAACGACCCCCGCTTACACTGCCGGGTGATCATCCAAGTAAGCCGGGGCTTGATCCTCGCGCCGTGTACGACGCGATCTACGATCAGGCCACTCCAGCTATCAAGAACGCCATGGAATTGGCCCTGAACTTCCTACAGCGCCGATCAGAGATACAGCGCTGGCATCGCGATTGGTCATACACCAACACCGATGGAAAGAAGATCATTTACGTGATTATTTCCAAAACCCACAAGCACGGCTCTGATAGTTACATCGGAATTTCAGAAGATATACCCGTCGTTCATTCGAGAAAAGGCGCGAATACTTTAGGCGAGCTGGTAGCGCTTTGCTTAAAAGGCACTCTCTGCCCGTACCTTGTCCAGCAAAAACCCAAGCGCGGAAACCGAAAAAGCACCGAGAAAAAACACCTCTGGCAGCTATCGCCCAAACAGATATCGGACGGATTCGCCGCAGCGCGTGACGCTTCAGGGTTATATGACCATCTGCCAAAAGGCGAGAAACCGACTTTTCATAAGATTATTAACTTGGGGCAATTGCTACGACGTGAACAGGGATGGTCAGATCAGCAAGTCTCAGATTTACGTGGCCACAGCAAAATTAGCACCACTGAAATCTACTTTGAAGGCCACAATTGGAAGCTCATCGAGGCCCCAAAATCATGATAATTCCGGGAAAGTATCAAACTGCTGTCAAACTGCTGTCAAACTGGATAGATGTATTGATATCGCGGGTTTATCTAAGCGGTTGTTTATTAATAATAAAATTGGTAGACGCGATTGGATTCGAACCAACGACCCCCACCATGTCAAAGTGGTGCTCTAACCAGCTGAGCTACGCGTCTTCATTGACGGCGTAAGATACAGGACTTGACCCACTAATTTCAAGTAATAAAAGGGGTTAGCGCCATTTTTTTGTAAAACAGGGGCTTAACAAGTCACTTCGCTCGCATGTGTTAAACGATAGCCGTGGTGGTAAATAGAGGCCAGTTGCCAGCCACTCTCAGGGATCAGCCCTAATTTCTTGCGCAGACGGCTCACATGGGTATCGATCGTGCGCGTCGTGATATCAGCATTTATCCCCCACACACGCTCCAACAGCGACTCCCGCGTCAAAATATGGCCAATATCCTTAAAAAAACAGACCGCTAAATCAAACTCTTTAGCGGTTAATTCAATCGCCTCACCGTTTTTCATAATTTTACGCTCACGACGATCGACCACATACTCACCAAAGCTCATTTGCGGCGTATCAATGGCTGAGGGTGAATAGCGACGCGCCATGGCACTGATACGCGCCAGCATCTCTTTATGATCAACCGGTTTCACCATGTAGTCGTCCGCACCCAATTCAAGTGCAGTGACAATATCTTCTTTGTCATCTCGGCTGGTTGTAAAAAGTACCGGCGTTTTCCAGTGAAATTCTTCGCGAATACGCTGCA